GTGCCGCTATGTCACGTCATTCGAACATGCGTGCCCATGTGATGGGGCCGACAATGCCGTCAGGTTTCAGGTCGTGCAGGGTTTGCCAGTTGCGTACGGCCGCCTCCGTCACCACCCCAAATTTGCCGTCGATGATGACACCGACGACATACTGGATGGCTTTTACGTCGTCCCGATGTTGGGTGGCACCACGGCGGACAGGTTTGCCGGGGTACGGGCGAGCAGGCGGCGGGGCTGTGGAAAACCTTGCCTCGATTGGGGTGTCGTTTCCCCAGTCGTCCACATGGGTTTCCACATGAATCCACGCCATACCCTCACCAGGCGATTTGCCGACCCAGCCGCGTCCCGCTTCCCAATAGCGTTTCCGCTGATAATCGTGAATTCGTTGAATACCCAGCTCGTAGCTGTTGGCGATCAGAAACGGCAGGACGGTGGTGTCGAGGGCGTGCCGGTCGGTGTAGCCGAGGTCGGCGGCCGCACCGAACGCATGGGATGACCATGCGGTGCCGCCACGGATCGGCCGGTGACTGTAAATGCCAAGGTTGACCAACCCCCATGTGCGTCGGGCATAGGCGACGAGCTGCACAAGGTTGGGGGATTTGACGTTGTGCGGGGCGGCCGGTGCACCCATCTTTTGCCACGATTTGTATCGGGTGGCTTCGGTCATCAGTAATCACCGGACGGCTGAAGAATAATGCACTGATGGGTGCCAGCGTTCGTGATGGCGTAAAGGCTGTTCAGCGGGGGAAGCACCAAATAGGTTTGGGTGCCGTTCTTCAGGGTGAGGCCGGTGCTGGCAGTCACGTTTGATCCGCCCAAGTTGATGTCGTTTCCGACTGCTTCCAGCCAAATGGTGCGGGTGGCGTTTTCGGTGGCGGCGACCAGCAGGGTGGCGGTGGTCGTGACGCTGATGCTCGAAGAGATCATTTGGGGTCTTTCTTTTTGATGATCGGGTCGACTGGTTTGCCGGTGATGGCGGCCATGCCGTTGCCGACGCTGTAGCCGACAATCATGGTGATGATCGGCAAGCCTTGGTCGGTTTCGATCGCGTCGACCGCCAGCAGGACGGTCATGCAGATCAGGGCCACAAGGGCGATGAGGGCTTTGGACGGGTTGACGCTCATGCGAAGATCCACCAGATGAGTGCGGCCGTGAGGGCGACGATGGCAACGGGCAGTTTCACGGCTTGTCCGGGAACGTGACGGTGGGGCCGGGCTTCCATGTTGCCGGGAAGTCGCGAAGGGCTTGCCGGTAGTCGGCCCATGCTTGGCGGTCGACAGGTGCGTCCGGGAGTTGTGTCCAGTCGGATTCGGCGAGTAGACGGTCACGATGGAATCGGCATCCGTCGAGCCATTGGTCGTCGGTGAGTTGAGCGTCGCTCGGATTGGGTAGGTGAATAATGGTCATCATGCACTCGTTTCGTAAACGAAAGTAACGACAAGGGTGTCATTGGTTGCCCATGTCATCGGGATCGTGTTCTGCACCTCGGAGCCGGTATCGGTGGCCTGTAAAACCATCTTGTTGCTCCCAGCGAGGCCGGTGACGCGGTAGTAGGTGTTGCCAGCATCGAGGATTCGTCCGAACGCGTTGCCTCGGGTGGCGTTGCCGACTGGCACCGAGAACAACCACAAACCCGAGCAAGTGGTGCTCGTGCTGCTTCCCCATGTCAGGACGTAGTTCACGATGACCAGTTTCTGAATGCGGAAGTAGTTGCCGGTCAACGTGCCGTTGTTAATTGTGACTAATCCTCCACCGCTTCCGACGATAGTTGGCGTGAATGTCTCCGTCGCGGCCCCGATGCTGTTCATCGTGGCGGCGGTCAACACCTGCCCGCTCGAAAGTCCTGCTGTGTATTGGGTTGCCATGGTTCACCATCCGAGTCTGCTGGTGTCAAGAATACCCAGCGTCGATGAGTCAAGAGTGAAAAACTGGTAGTAGGTCAGCGGAGACAGATTCAGCCGGAAAATCGTTTGGCTGGGCGTGATGGTGAATGTCCAGCCTTCGACAACGACATTCACCGTGGTGTCGCTGACGGCACCGGGAAGACGGTACGACAACGGCCAAACGGGGCGTGTTGGAAACTGGGCGTAAAAGTCGGCTTGGTTGAACGTCTGTCCTCGATCGGAAAATTCGATGACAAACCGGAGGCTGTTCGGGTCGGAAAATGTGTTTGCGACCCATTCGGCGTTCCCGCTTGCTTGCGTGGTGCTGAAGTCGACCGTTTCGGAACTGTAAAACGTGGTGCCGTATGCCGTCACCGACGACGCGTTGGTGGCTGTCTGATCGGCTACGGCTTCGGGCGAAACGGTTACCGTGTTGATGAACTGCAAGCCGTTTTGGATGCGGTCAAATCGTTGATAGGCACACACGAATGAGCCGTAATTGCGGCCGAATGAAAAGTCGGTGGCAATTGGGCCGATGGACTTTCGCGGATAAAAGTTGATGCGTTGCGTACCTGCCGCGATGTTGGCGGCGTTGCGAATAAATCCGCGTTCTGTGGCGTTTAGCAGGTTGATTTGGTTGAGGACTGTGCCGGTGTACGTTGAGGCTGAGGCGGTCGAGTTTCCGGTACTGATGGCCGTTACTTCAATGTCGCTTTTTAGTGGGCCGCCGCTTCCACTGTTGAACTGGGTGGCTTGCGTAGTCGTGTCGGTTTGAGTGAGGCTTTTGCTAATCGCTTGATAACGGCCAGACCTGCCGACCGCGTCGACGCACACGATTGTTGCCGTTGGCATGCCCGTATTGCCCGGATAGTCGTTGAAGTCGATCTCTTGCACTGTCCAGTATTCGACATAGCCGTTCGGGGCATAGACGGTGTACAGAGCGATTTCGTCGTTGAACGCAAAGTTTGATGCGTAGTTGCCGGTGTTGTCGATTGTGATCGCCAGACGGCCGCCTGAGTACGGGTCAAGGTATTTTTCGCGGCCTTCCGTGACGGTCGCTGAAAGCACCTTGGAGGTGAAAACTGTTCCAGCCCCGAGGATGCCTTTTTCAAAGATCCAGCCGAGTTGTGCCATGTCACATTGCTCGAGTATTCACGGGCACGGGCCCGGATTGGCGGACGTACGACTGCAACGCCCGAACAACCTCGTTCGGGTCGGCGGACGTGACAGTCACGTTCACCGTGTTTCCGCCCATAGCCCCGTTCGGGGTGATGTACCCGCCACGAGCACCCATGGTCAACAGTTCGGGGCCGCGTTCACCGACCAGGTAGGTGCCACCAGCCGTCACCGGGCCACCGGCCGCTCGAGGGCCACGGAACCGCATCGCGTCCGTAAGGCTGGTGCCAGGATGGTTCGCCATGATGTCCAACAGGCGGATCGCCGTTTCCACTTGGCCGGTGTCAACAAGCAGTTTGATTCGGTTCTGCTCCGAATTGGACAACCCGATGATCTCAATTAGTTTGGCGACCGACTCGTAGGCGTTCTGGACGGCCTCTTCGTAGTCGATCATTTTGGTGGGGTCGCCGAATGCTTCTGCGGCCGCCTTCTGCAAGTTCATCACCTGGCGTTCAGCATTACGGATTGCGTCGTCAACCTTGAATTGACCCATCAACTGTTCCCACGCAATGTTCAGTTCGTAGGTTGCTTCGCTGGCATCGTCCAAACCTGTTTTCAGGTATTTGGATGCATCACGGGCGTCAATCATTGATCGGGCACCATCCCGCCATGCTTTGCCCATGTCTTCCGCTGCGACCATGGCTTTGAACGTGGCTGTCTCCGTAATGTCGGTTCCTAATTGCATCAAGTCGAAGAATTGTTTGGCTTTCTCGTACACAAACAAGAAAGCGTCAGCCAAAGCGATGACTGCGGGTAGTAAATCGCTTCCGATGGCCATTGACAGGTCACCGACGCTGTCTCCGAGATCATCCATTTGTTGACGGAATTTGCGGGCCTGCTCGAGTTCCTTTTGGTCAACGACTTTGGCTCCGCTGACCTGATCCAAACTTTTTCGTAGTTTGTCGGAACCTTGGCCGATGAGTTCGGCCATGCCTTGCCAGCCTTTGCCCAGCAGTTCGGAGGCTACGCGGGCCCGTTCCGCTGGGTTTTTGATGCCGTTCAGCCGATCAATGACGTTCAGAAATGTTTCGTTGGCGTCCATCGCCCCACCGGACGTGTACGCAATTTCAACGCCTAATTCCTTGAATTTGTTGGGGGTGGTGCCCAACACCTTGTTCATTTTGCCGATGGCGGACTCAATTGTTCCGGCCTCAATGCCGACGTCCCCAGCGACTTCAATCCAACGTGAGGCTTCGTCAACGGCCAATCCGGTGGCGTCCGCAAATTTGCCTGATGCAATGGCAAGGTTTTGGAACGCCATTACCCCTTTGACACCAAACGTCACCAGCGACGCCGTGGCCGACAATGCAAATGCGGCCGCGTTTGCGGCGACAGCATCAAACACGCCTTTGCCGGCCGCCTTGAATTTGCCCATAGTGCCCTCGGCTTGGGACACCTGCTTGCGAATGTCAAGAAACGCCCGTTCGGCTTTCTTGATTCCGTCGTTGATGAACTCGGTAACGATGGGGATTGAAACGGCCATCACACCACCTTCACAATCTTGGCAATGGTCGTTTTGCCGTACTTGTATTGCAGGGCGTACGACGACTCGTTCATGATCTTTTCGACCAGTTTCCGCAGCTGTTCCTGAACGTCGCTTGAGGACAGTTCGTAGGCTTTCCACATGGTGCGGGACGGGTTGCCGAACCGGGACGACAGGGTGTTGATCATTTGGGCACCTTGCGGGGTGGTTGATTTGCCTGCCATGTCGAACAGGGTGGCGGTACGGCTGTTCCATTTCATGCCGAACACGGCCGCCTTCTTTTTTGAGCCGGACGTGAACGCTTTGATGGAGCGGGTTTCCTTGCTGGTGCTCCACGGGAGCAGGCTGGTGGCTTCGTCGTTGGCCATGGTGACGGCTTCGCGGACACGGCCAGTAAACACGGCTTTGCGGGCCAACGCTTTTTGGCGGCCGCCCACGTTGTAGGCACGTTCCCAGCCGGACATCGGTGCGTCGCCGGGCAACAGCCGTTTGGCCTCCAGCACCATCGGCTTGGCGATTTCAGCGAAGTCGCGGGTGATTTGACGACGGGTTTTCTTGTCCATGGCGTTCAGGATCGCCAAGGCTTCCTTGACACCCTGCACTTCCATGGTCGGCCCTGTCATCGCTTCTGCTCCTTGATGATGGCGGCCACGGTCGCCACGTCCTCAAAGTCAAATGGTACATCAGGCGGCCACCAGCCGGTGCTGATTAGCAGTTCTGCTAATGAACGTCGGTAGGTGCCGGGGAGAAAGGGCCGACCGCTTCCTCCGACACCACCTCGAGTTCCACCAGGCGGCTGATGAACGAATCAAACTCGACGGGCACGACAACCTTGTCACGCTTGCAACATTCCCACGCCATGAACGCAAGGTCTTCCATGCCGATGCCGGACGCAAGATCACCCGCCTTTTTGCGGTATTTGCGTTCCCACGCAATCACGGTTTGCAGGTTGGTGGTGACCACAAACGGGCCATCACCAATGTCGACCTTCAGGTGCAGTTTCATGTCGGGCCTTTCGGGTTTGGTTTAGATCAGGATTCCGACCATGCCCATGTGCCACCGTTGAAGGTGACGGACACGGTGGCGAGTTCTCCGAGCGTGTAGGCAACGGGGAGTTCAGCCAAGAACCCGCCGGTGAGGGTGCCCAGCGGGTTCGTGGCCGACGTGGCAGCGGACGATCCCTTGATCGTGATGTTGGTCGACGTGCCCACCAGCGACTTCAGGCTGGCATACGTTTCGGTGGAAGCGGTCGACCAGTACAGCTCGACGGTGATGCTGTTGGTCTGCAAGCCGGCCGTGTACTTGCGGGCGGTGTCACCGAACGCGGTGTTCTCCAACTGGTCGAACGCTTGGCTGATCGTGGCCGACGTGCACTGGTCGGACAGGTCGACTGCGTTGATCGTGATGACAGGGTTGGACAGGTAGGTCGACGTGGCCATGATTACTCCTTGGGATGTTTGCCAGCGTCGGGAGCCGTGTTCTTATTTTTAGCAGATTTGCTACCAGCGGTGTGGACTTCCTCGACGAAACCTCCGGCGATCAACGCTTCCACGTTGATGCCTTCCACGGGTTCGTAGATTGCTCCCAGTTCGCCGATACGGGTTGAGATAATGCGGAGTGCCATTGTCAGCCTGCCTGTGCCTGTAGGGGGATTGTGAGGTCGTAGGCGGGGAATTCTTGGCCGCCGATTTGGATGGATACCGGGCGGCCGTCCATCACCGCCACGTTCTTATCCAGCAACTTGGCACAGATCGACAGGATGTCGCGAAGTGCGTCAAGGTTGGATGGGCCGAGGCTGAACACTCGAGCTTGAAAGGTCATCTTTACGATGTTGCCGTTCCACGATTCCCACGATGGTGCATCCAAAAAGACGCAGGGTGGGTTGATCTTGGCGGGGTCGGTGACGACCCGCAAACCTGTGATCGTGGCGAGCGTGGCGGACAGGTCGTCGATCGCTTCGTTGAACAGGTCGGTGTAGGCCATCTCATGCGACCTGCGGCCTCGAAATGCCGAGCAGCTGCTTGATGAGCGGTGACAGGCCAGTGGTGGGGGCTTGCCCCATGTCGGAGAACGACGCAAATTGGTCGATGGCTCCACGCTGACGGTACAACGCTCCGCCATACATGATTGTTCCGAGTGTTACGTCGCCGGACGGGCTTGTGGCCAGTGCGTCAATGTACCCGGACTCCTGGCGGCGGCGATAGCAGAACGCATTGGCGGCGGCCGCACACTGCGTCAGGAACGCGGTCTCGGATCCGCCAGCGAGCGTGATGCCCAACCAGTCTTGAATCTGCGTGTAGGTGATCCAAGTGCAGACGGGCGTGTAGGCAATCGTGCCGGTAATGGCGTTGATCACCTCAGGGGTTTGATCGTCGGCCCACATGACTGCGTTGGCGATCGGATACGAGTAGTCGTATTCGATGATGCCGT